CTGGCGCGGCCGGTTGTGGCGGAGCGCCCGGACTTTGAGCGCGGGATTGGGCGCAGCATGCAAGCGGAGATGGCGCGATGACGCAAAAGCAGGGGTCAGGGGTCAGGGGTCAGGGGTTGAGGCGGCGGCGCGGACCGAAGACGCTTGAGGAAAATGAATTCAATCGGGCTCTGGGCGCGCGCGTGGCGCAGTTCCGGAGGAACCGGCGCATTACACAAGGGCAGTTGGCCTGGTCGGCGCGGGTGAGCGACGCGCAGATGGGCTACTACGAGTCTGGCGAGTCGCGTATTCCGCCGCTGCGGCTGTTGCGCATATCGAAGCGGCTGCGCGTGGAAATCGAGGAACTTCTTCCAGATACCAAGTGACTTGGTAGTTTGTTGCAATTCGTAAAAAAGCTGCTAGGGTTATTTGCTGAGAAGCAAAAATGGTTCCGCGCGAGCGGACGGTGGGCTTACCGATTAGGCAGTACGGCCAAAGATACGAGTTTGTGTCTTTGGCCGTTTCCGTTCTGGGGCGCGGGGAGGTGCGGTGGGAAGAGGTAGCCAATCAAATCAAGCCGTGTGCCTGTTTGCCGGCGATAACAGTGGTCGCGTGATTCGGCGGGTAAGCATGGCCGAAGCGGAGATGTTTGAAAAGCTCGGCGTGTGGCGTCGCCAGTTCGATACGGCAACCGGCGCACTGAAGGGTTTTAAGCTGGTCAGCGACGGAGAGAAAAAGGGCGACGCCGATCTGCAATCGATGCCCAGCACGGCGGGGATTGCTGACTGGGAGATGGAGCTGAACCTGGCCAGGTCAAGAACGCGCGGTCTGCGCGAACTAGACCGGATGAAGCGCATCGCGGACGGGGAAGCGCCGGAAGACGAAGTGGAGCGCGTGCAGGCCAAAGTGCGCGTGTATGCGGTGGTGGGAGCGGCGCGGGGTGACATTCTGCGCGCCTGGCCGCGATAGCGATTGGGTTGATGCCTCGGGGCTGGCCCGAGGATCGGCAAGAACACCTGACGAAAAGGGGCGATGCGCAAACCAGCCGTCGCCCCATTGCTTTGCGTGCATAACCCGGCAAGCGAGGGCTCAAAGTTGAATCCATATCTGCAAGTTGCTTTGACGGTGGGCGGCGCGGCGTTGGTGCAGTGGACCATTGTGGCGTTTGCGGCCGGAAGACTCAATCAGCGAGTAGATGACCAGGGCCGCGAAATTAAAGAATTGCGCGGCGTGCAGGGCCAGCATAGCGGCCAGTTGACCAACCACGAACGCCGCATCTCGCACATCGAGGGCAGCAAGGGCATTCCTCTGGCCGAGGAGTGAGCATGAACCCTATCGAAATAATCCGGCTGATTGGACTTGGGGAGAAGTTCAAAGCCGTCACGCGAAAGAAAGGAACTTTTATGACGAAGTTTTTGCAGTTTATGCATCTCGCGGCTACGTTGGCCGGAGTGATCGGCGTCCCAGCCTGGGGACAGAGCTGGCTGGCGCAGCCTGCTCATAGCGTGATCTTTGTCGTGCTCGTGGGCGCATCTGTGCTGCTGCATGCAATCAGCCCGTCGATTTTCGGCGGACCGAGTGAGGATGCGCAGAAGGCGGCGAGTGCGGCAAAGCTGGGAGTCATTTTGCTGCTGTTGATGCTGCCGGTGGTTGGCAGAGCACAGACGGCCGGCCAGGTAACGCAGGCAATGACGCCGGCGGCTACTACGACGGTAACTTTCACGGGCGGATCGGACGTGATCGCGCTGCGTTATGGCGGCGCATGGGGAACGGGTAACCTGACTACGGAGAGTTACGATTTGATCGACTTCGGCGCCAAGAAGACCGAGCACTTGTTTCTTGAGGGCAAGGAGTTGATCGGCGCGCAGGCCGGGATCAACGCGTATACCGGAGGCGTGAAATTTCAGCCCGACCTGGCCAAGGTGCTGGCGAAGACCAATGTTTCGCCTGCCAACTTCGGGATGTACTTCAGCGCATCGGGCGGCGCAGGGACGCTGAGTACGGGCGGAGCGCACGGCGCGGTGATGCTGGGCGGCGGGATTGAGTACAGATCAAGCTCGGCGTTGAGCTGGAATCCGCTGCAGATGCAGTATGTGCGGATCGGCAGCCAGAACGCGGCGGTGATTTCGACGGGGCTGAGTTTTATTTTCGGGCAGAAGTAAGAATATTCCAAAGGGGGCGTGACTATGGCCCCATTTCAGAAGCCGAAGACGCGAAGCCCTTAAATATCTCGCAGTTGCGTTGGGATAGCCAGGTATCGGCAAACAGCGGCGCTGAATAGCGAAATGCGAAAGGCGCCGCGCTGATTTTCAGGGAGAAGCGATGGGCTGGAAATATTCGCAATCGACTGGCAAGCTGACGAGCCCGACGGGGAGCGTTGTAGCAATTGGTTACTCGGGACGTGGAACCGGGTTGAACAATCCAGCAGCCGAGATGCAAGAAGGCGTTGGGCCGATTCCGCGGGGCGAGTGGACGATTGGCGGCTTCTTTGACGACGTGGGCGGCAAAGGTCCGATTGTGGCGCGCTTGACGCCGGCGGCTGGAACAGAGACGTTTGGGCGGTCTGGCTTTATGGTGCATGGCGACAATGCCGAGGCGAACCATACAGCCAGTGAGGGATGCATCATCCTGCCGCGCGCGACGCGGGAAATGCTGATGGCGAGCGGCGATCGGGCGCTGACGGTGACGGGGTGAAGCAGTGCGATGGGACGAATCAAGAGGCCGTGTGCCGGCGGTTGCGGAGCGGTCGTCATAAGCGGTCGGTGCGCCGCGTGCAGCTCCCGCGCTGGTAATAGACGCGCTGAGCGCGACAGGTTGAGTAGTTCGCAGCGTGGCTATGGATGGAAATGGCAGAAGACCAGCAAGGCAAGGTTGGTGAAACACCCATTGTGTGTGGATCCCTATAGCGTGCACGCGTTTCCGGCTCCTGCAACCGTGACGGATCATATAACGCCGCATCGAGGGAATATGAGGCTGTTCTGGGACCCGGCGAATTGGCAGTCGCTGTGTGATTCGTGCCATAGCAGGAAGACGGCTACCGAGGACGGTGGCTTCGGACATAAGGTCGATGCAGGCAAAGGTTGATTTATTGCCAAGATCGTCAGGAGGACCTTTCGGGACTGTCGTGAGGGCGTGCGGCTGACCGGGGCGGGGTCAAATGTTCAGGATGTCCCGATGCCTAGACCGTGCTTGTAGCCACCCTTTTACTTCCACAAAATACAAAAAACGGCGAAATTGGGCCGAATTGTTCGTTTCAGCCGATGGTGCGCTGGGATGGGTATGAAAACGCTGCAAACCGCGCTGGCGGCGATCGCTCAGCGAGAAAGACGCCGCGCGGACACTGAATCGTCTGGAAGGTTACCATGTCGCGACCTCGAACTCCACTCAAGGTGCTAGAGGCGCGGGGGTCGATCGCCAAGAATCCGCAGCGGTACCGCGAACGCCTGGCCGCGGCCGCGGCGGCGCCAAAGACGAAGCTGGGTCCGCCTCCAGAAAAGTGGGACGTTCCTCCGGAATCGATGGGCGCCTTAAAGTATGCGCGCTGGAAGGCGATTTGGAACGAATTTGCCACGCTCGTTCCCAACGCATCGCCTGTCAAGCGGATAACGCTCGAGCTCCTCTGCGAGATGTTGGATCGGTTTCGCCTTAGCCCTGCCAGCGTGAAGACGTCTGAGCGCGCCTTGATCGTGCAGCTCATCAAGCAGCTCGAATCGGACGAGGGAGTATCGAGTGGCCGCAAGAACCCAGAAGGATACGGCGGCCAGTGGGAAGCTTTCGGGTAACTCGCGTGCAAGGCATCCAGCGGCAGCTCGGCGCGCAAGCGCATCGGATCGCCGTTTCGCGAACCTGGCCAATGCGTATGCCCGCGACGTTGTCACCGGCAAGCTCCTCGCTGGGAAGTGGGTTATCAAAGCCTGCCAGCGTCACCTTGACGACCTGGGTAAGTCGGACGACGCCGGTTATGTCTATCGGTTCGACGCCGCCTGCGCCGGCCGCGTCTGCCGCTTCATTGAGCTTCTTCCTCACGTCAAAGGGGAATGGGCCCGAGTCAGCGTTGGCAACCTTGGGCTCATCAAACTGGAACGCTGGCAGATCTTCATCACCTGCGCCATCTTCGGATGGATCAACAAGGAAACGGGCTACCGGCGCTTTGCCGAGGCCTACATCAAAGTCGCTCGCAAGAACGCCAAAACCACCTGGGCAGCGGCCGTCGGCCTTTATATGTTGGTTGCGGACGGCGAAGCCGGTCCGGAGGTTTTCTCTGGCGCCACAAACAAGAAGCAGGCGATGGAGGTTTTCCGCACCGCCCGCCGCATGGCCAAGAAGGCCGCGCGGTTCAAAGAGCACTTCGATCTTGAAATCAACGTCGAATCCATCGTGGCCAGGAGGGACGACGGCAAGTTCGAGCCGCTCATCGGAGATCCGGGAGACGGGGCGTCGCCCAGCTGCGCAATTGTCGACGAGTTTCACGAGCATCCCACCGCCAACCTGCATGACACGATGGTTACGGGTATGGGCGCCCGCCGCCAAGGCTTGACGATCGACATCACCACGGCCGGCACAGACACCGCCGGTCCGTGCTACCTCACGGAGAAGGACTGCGAAAAGATTCTCGACGGGATGATCGAGAACGAATCCTTCTTCTGCATCATGTACTCTGCCGACGAAGAGGACGATTGGAAATCGGTTGAAGCCCAGCTTAAGGCCAACCCTAACTACGGCGTCAGCGTTTTCGAGGACTACCTTGCCAAGCAGCTCCGCGACGCGCAGCAGTCGCCGCACAAGCAGTTCATCTACAAAACCAAGCACCTCGATCTCTGGGGTAACTCGGCCAGTGCCTATTTCAATATGGAGGCCTGGGCAAAGTGCAAGGACGAAGCGCTTTCGCTTGACGACTTCAAGGGCGAACCCTGCTGGATGGGCAATGACTTGGCGGCGCAGATCGATTTGGCGTCGCGCAGCAAGATTTTTCAGAAGATGCTGAAGAATGATCAGGGCATCCTGGTCCGTCACTACTACATCTTCGGCAAGCATTACGCGCCGCTCGATACCATCATGGACGGCGACCACTCCCACTATGAACGCTGGTATGCCGACAAATGGCTGACGGCGGTGCCCGGGCCTGAGATCCAGCTCGCGCTGATCCAGGAGGATATCGAGCGGGAAATCAAGGAGTACGATTTTCAGCGCATCGCTTTCGACCCCTGGTCTGCCCTGCAGATGCAGCAGCAGCTTGGCGAGTTGCTAGGCGATCGCGGCAAGGGCGATGACGACGTCATTCTCACGGTACCGCAAACGGTTCAGTATCTTTCGCCGGCCATGAAGGAGCTGGATGCCGCCATGCGTTCTGGCCGCTGCCATCATAACGGCGATCCGGTTCTGACCTGGGCGATCTCCTGTGTTCTTGCCCAGCCTGACCGCAATCAAAACGTCTTTCCGCGCAAGCTTGAAAACGGCAAGGATAAAATCGACCCGGCTTCAGCGCTGCTCACCGGGCTTAATCCAGCGATGGCCGGCGTGGTTCGCCGCCGTTTCACTCGTCCCACTGTCGGCTATTTGTAAAGGACCGTATGCCTGCTGAAAACTTCGCTCCGAAAGCCCCGCCTGTTCCGCTGTCGGCGATCATCGCCGGCGTCGCGGTGCTGTTCGGCATCGGCGTCTTCTCTTTTGGCTTCTGGCTTGCGTGGCATCCCCTCGGTTTCATCATGGGCGGCCTGTCGGTTTCAACGCTGGGAATACTTCTTGGGCGTAAACGTCCAGCTCGGAGGCAAGCGTGAGTCCTGTCAGCTCCATTGTGCGCGGCGTGGGTTCCCTGCTTGCCGACGTTGGCGGCATAGGCGGTTCTCCGGCCCCGTGGGATGATTACTGGTATTCGCCCGTGGGCTCGCCTTCCGTTGCGGGCATGCGCGTCACTGCGGACACGGTCAAGCGGCTCTCGACTGTGATGGCCTGCGTCGCCGCCAAGGGGCGCGCCCTCGGTGTGCTTCCCTGCCTGATCTATGTCGACCTTCCCGGAGGCGGCAAGAGTGTGGTTCGCAAGCACCCCAACTTTAGGCTGCTGCATACGCGTCCCAACGACATGCAGACGGCCTACGAGTACTACCAAATGTTGCAGGGTCACATCGAACTGCGCGGCAACGCCTACTCGGAGATCCTGACCAGTAAGAGGGGCGTCATCGGCGAGCTGATCCCTATGCATCCCGACAACGTGCATGTCGAGATGCTCTCGAACGGACGCCTGCGCTACCAGTACAACGATCCGCTCACTCGCTCGACGCGCGTGCTGCTGCAGGATGAAGTCTTCCATGTACGCGACTGGGCCGATACGCAGCAAGTCGGCCAATCCCGCATCGCCATGGGTATGGACGTTTACGGCGTGGCCCTGGCCCAGCAGGACTATCGCGGCAAGTATCTCAAAAACGATGCGTCGGCCGGCGTCATCATCACCGGGACAAACTTCGAAACCAAGCAGGATGAAGAGCTCTACCTGAAAGCCTTCGAAGAAGGAAGCACCGGCGAGAAACGCCACCGCGCCAAGCTCCTGCCGCCAGGCGTCGATATCAAATCGCTCGGCGTCAATCCCGTCGATATGCAGCTCCTCGAATCCGCCAAGGCCTCGGCGGTGGAGATCTGCACGATGCATAACATCCTGCCTCATCTGATCGGGGTAGATACCGGCAAGTCGGCGACTTACGCCTCGGTGGAGCAATTCAACCTGATGCACGCGCAGCAATGCGTCCTGCCTATGGCCGTGATGTGGGAGATGGCCATGCAGCGCGATCTGTTCAGCGACGAGGATCCGGCTTACGCCAAATTCTCACTCGCCTCGCTGCTGCGCGGCGACTATGCCACGCGCACCCAGGGCTACGCGGTGGGCATCGAGCACGGCTGGCTGTCAGATGATGATGTGCGCGAACTCGAAGACCTGAACCCCATTGCCGGCGGCATCGGCAAGCAATACTTCAGGCCGCTGAACTGGACCACGCTCGATGCGCCTGCGCCGCCTACGCAGCAAGTGGGTACCAGCCCTGATCCTGAGGGGGATCAGGAGCAGGAAGAACAGGACGATCAGGATTCCGATCAGAACTCCGATCCGGATCCAACACAACAGGCGCTTCGCTCGCAGCTTCAGCTCTTCGCGCAGGATTCCGCAGCGCGATGTGTTCGCCGCGAAGTCAACGGCGCGCGCAAGCTTGTCGAGCGCGAAGCGGACGTGACAGAGTTCCACGCGTTCTATGCCGAGCAATTCCGCTTCATCTGCGGAGTCTTCCATTTCACCGCTCTTCAGCAGCTCAAGGCTAAGCAGGGATGTGACGCGCGCGCATCGAATATTGCCGCGGATCTCCATGATCAGGGCGTAGCCGGGGCGATCGCAACCATCGAGTATATCGCCCAAACCGAGCCCGCAAAGCTGGCGGCCTTGGCCGTCGAAGGAGTGGTTTGATGAAAGAAGACATCAAGTTCCGCTTGGATTCAATCGAATCGGTTAGATATAGGGTGTTTGAAGAAATGTGGGCTCGAACCCCGACAAAGACGGGTATCGCGTGCCTGCTCAAATTCAGGCAGGTCCGGAATGCCCCGGAGCTGGGAGGGCCGCACGGCGGAGTCGAAGACTGGCCGGACGGCTACCTGGACCTTGCGGTGGATTCGGAGTACGCAGCAGCGGTGGAGATTGGCAAACTCTACACTTTTGCAGATTTGTCCATGATCGCGCCGCCGATCAGCGCCGAGGCGGTCGTTCTCTCAACCGTTCTCTGATCGCGCGATTTCGCTTTTTGGCTTCTTCACTCGTTCACTATTCCTACGGAGGAAAACACATGCGTTATTCCGCCATCGTTCGCGCCGTGTATTCCAGTGTCTGGGCCATTCTGCCTGAAAAGCTTGAGGCCATCGCAGCTTTTGTGCAGATGAAGATCGAGGGCCATTCCGCCGCGCCTGAAGTCATAGCCGCGATTCGCGCTGAGAATGCCATTGCCGCGGCGCGCGTCAAATCGCTCTCCACCGGCAAGCCTGGCTCCATCGCCGTATTGCCGCTCTACGGCATCATCAATCAACGCGTCTCGGGTGATGTGTCGGGGCCCAGCGGCACATCCGTGCAGGAATTTACGCAGCAGTTCCGCCAGGCGGTCAACGACCCCAATGTTACCGCCATCATCATCGACGTGGATTCGCCCGGTGGCACGGTCTCTGGCGTCGATGAGCTAGCCGCGGAGATCTACGCCGCGCGCAAGCAAAAGAAGATCACGGCGGTTTCCAACTGTCTCTGCGCTTCGGCTGCGTATTATCTGGCTTCGCAGGCCTCGGAGATGTGCGTCAGCCCCAGCTCGCTGACCGGCTCGATCGGCGTCTACCAGCTCCACGAAGACGACTCCGCCGCGCTTGATAATGCCGGCGTCAAGTTTACCTTCATCTCCGCCGGAAAATACAAGACGGAGGGCAATGCCTTTCAGCCGCTCGATGAGGAAGCTCGGAGCGCAATGCAGTCTGTTGTTGACGACTTCTATGGCATGTTCACCAAAGCTGTAGCGCGCGGCCGTGGCGTGGCCGTCAAGGCTGTCGTCAATGGATTCGGCCAGGGTCGCTGCCTCACTGCACAGGATGCCGTCAAGCAGGGCCTCGCCGATCGCATTGCGACCTTTGATGAGGTGCTCGGCAAATACGGTGTCAAGCAGTCTTCAGGCGCCTCGGCGCGCGCTGGATCTTTGCAGGAGCGGATGGAAGGGAAAACAGTCTTCTTTCACGGAATGCAAGGACAGGCGGCGGTCGGTGCAGCCGGTGAAGAGCCCGTAACCGATCAGGATGACGAGATGAGCGCCAGTGGATGCTCATGCACTTGCGATGCCTGCCAGAACGATGCGTGCGACGCGTGCACGCATGAGGGCTGCGACATGGAGGCCGAGGGCTGCGAGGGCTGCGGGATGGCCTCTGCCGTCAAGCCTGATCCGGATTTGAGCAAGGCTGAGGCCGAGGCCCGCGCACGCCGTTTACAGCTTGCGAAGCTCTGACAGGTTTGCGTGGGTGAAACTGAAATCCGAACACGGTTAACCGAAAGGTTCAGTGCGTAGTCAGTAGAGTCTCCCAAGGCAAGACGGCGGTCGAACTCCGGCCCGCGCAATTCATTTTCGATACACAAAAGGCTCCGCCGAAGCGGGGCCTTTCCTATTGGAGCCAACGCTCCTCAACAGAAACCCGCAGTCAACAGCCAACAGCTACGGCCCGATGGCCTTTCACTGTCATCTGTCATCTGCCATCTGTCACCTGTTTCCTAAGGAGGAAACATGAAACTCCGTGAACTCCAAGCAGCGCTGGCCGCGGCCGTTGACGCTGCCAATGCCATCGATGCCGCCGTGGCCGCCGGCTCTCTCATGACCGTCGAACAGCGCGCGCAGTTCGACGCTCACATGGCCACCGCTGAAACGCTGAAAGGCGATATCAAGCGCGCCGAGCAGCTCGCTGAATCGCAGCGCATGGTCGCCAGCGGCATCGAAGTCTCCAAGCCTGAAGGCGCAAAGAAGCCCTGGAGCACGCTCGGCGAGCAGCTCGCCGCCATCGCCTCCGGAACGAAGCTTATCGAGCACGGCTATACGAGCCGGGCCGATCCGCGCCTCTTCGCAGCCTTGGGCGCAAATGAAACCATCCCATCCGAAGGCGGCTTCCTGATCGCACCTGAGTTTGCGGATGGCATTCTGCAGAAAACCTACGACGTCGGCGAGATCTCCAGTCGCTGCCGCAAGATTCCGTTCTCTTCCTCGCGCCTGGTGATGAACGCGATCGACGAAACCAGCCGCGCGACCGGCAAGCGCTGGGGCGGCATCGTCTCCTACTGGGAGGCTGAAGGCGCGCCGTACCAGGGCACCAAGCCGAAGTTCACCCAGGTCCAATTCCAGGCCAACAAGCTCATCGGTCTCGGCTATCTGACTGAAGAGCAGCTTCAGGATGGCCCTGCGCTCGAAGGTTACATGCGCATGGCGTTTCCTGAGGAATTTGGCTTCCAGATCGACCTGTCGATCTTCTCGGGCTCCGGCGCCGGCGTTCCTCTCGGCTTCCAGACCGCGCCTTGCACTATCGTGCAGGCCAAGGATTCCGGTCAGGCCACCGGCACGGTCTCTGCATCGAACGTCCTCAACATGAAGTCGCGCATGTGGGCGCCGAGCTTCAAAAATGCGGTCTGGCTGGCTGAGCAGTCCGTCGAACCGCAGCTGCTGCCTTTGCTCATCGCTGGCACCGCGGCAACCACTGCGGCGCTGCTTTACACGCCTCCGGGCATGTACGGTAACAACTCGCCTTATGGCCTGCTGCTTGGCCGTCCGGTGATCTTTGTCGAGCAGGCCTCGCAGCTCTCCACTCAGGGCGATCTCAACCTGGTCGATCTTAGCCAGTACCTGCTGCCAACGCGGACCGACATCCGCAGCGACACGTCGATCCACGTGGCCTTCCTGACCGGCGAGGTCGCTTTCCGCTTCATGCTTCGCCTGGATGGAGCGCCCTGGTGGAAGGCTCCGCTGACTCCGTTTAGCGGCGCCGCAACCCGTTCGCCCTTCGTCACCCTCGCCACGCGGTAAGGCGGTGAATGAGTGAAAGAGTGAACGAGTAAGCGAGGCCTGCGCCTCCTCGCCCGTTCACTGTTTCGCTTCACTGTTTCGCTTCTTCACTCTTTCACTGTTTTTTCTGGAGGAAAAACCCATGAACAAGGGGATCTTTGTAGCACAGGACTGCCATGTTTGCCCGGTGATTCCACCGAAGAGCGCGAACGCTGCGGTTGCCGGGTTGCGCTTCAACATGGCCGACTGGGCGCACGCATCCGTGCTGCTGGGCTTCGGCGCATCCGGCGGCCCTATCGGCGCCATCACCGTCAACGCATACGCTGCCGAGTCTGGCGGATCCGGCGTCGCCATTGCTTATCGTCTTTTCAAGCAGGAGTCGGCCAGCGCGCCCTATGACGTTCTGTCGGCCAACTCTGTCACCAACGACGGCAACTTTCCGCAAACCGCCTCCGGATACACTCCGGCGTCGGACCTGGCCAATGCGTTCTATCTCATCGAGATTGACGCGGCCGATCTGATTGCGGCGGCCAATGGCAACTACGTTGAAGTAGACATTGCGGTCGGTTCCCTCGGGACCACGCCGCAGTTGCTCGCCGGTTATGCCATTCTTTCCGGCGGCCGTTTCACTGGAGACGCCTCGGCGACCGCCCAGGTCTAACGGAAGACAGTGAAAGAGTGAATGAGCGAAAGAGCGAATCTGCCCTCGTCTCATTCACTTCTTCACCTCTTCACTTCATTCACCGTCTTTCCGGAGGGAAAACACCGTGGCCAATCAAACAGTTACCCCCAACCTGAATCTCGCGCTGCCTGGCGATGACTCGCACAATACGCCCTGGGGCATCTCTGACCAGGTGCTTGCGCAGGCTATCAGTGCGGCAGACAACGCCATTGTCACTGGCATCCAGCAACAGGCGTGGGTTTTCGCCATTGATACCGGCCTCGCCAATGCCTATGTTGTCGCGTTCACTCCCAAGCCAACCATCACCGTTGGCACGCGGTTCTACTTCAAGGCCGTCCATGCCAACACGGGCGCCTCAACGCTGGCAGTCAACGGCGGATCCGCGCAGCCCATCACCAAGGCTGGAACCACAGCCCTGGCCGGCGCAGAAATCGCTGCCAACCAGATTGTGCAGGTGGTGTTCGACGGAACCAACTGGCAGCTCATCAGCCAGTAAAAGCGTGTGAAAGAGTGAATAAGTGAACGAGCTAACCAGCTTTCACTTGTTCACTCTTTCGCTGTCTTTCTTCACTTCCTCACTGCTCCGAAGGAACCCTATGCTCGTTAAACACACGTCAGGCATGCGCAAAGATCAGGTTCAGGATCTCGCGCCGGCGGTGGCGAGAATCATGCTTAAGGATGGCCGCGCCGTGCTGGCGTTTCCTGACCAGTTCCCTGCCGCCGAAGAAGATCTCAAGCAGCAGCCGCCGGCCAAGAAGCCCGAAAAAAAGCCTCGTAACTGATTCGTCATTTCGCTTCTTCACTTTCTTTAATCCTTCACTGTTTGCGGAGCAAGCACATGGAACCTCTTCGTCTGATCGTACCGCCCGTTGCGGAGCCCGTGGCGCTCAGCGACTTCAAGGCGCTGCTCCGGATTCCCGACTCGGACACCTCGCGGGATTCGACGTTGACGCTCTTTCTGCTGGCAGCCAGGGAATCGATTGAGAAGTATTGCCGCATCGCGCTCATCACGCAGACCTGGCTGGCGCGTCTGGACAGCTTTCCGTCGGTGGCCACCCGTTATGACCGTAACGGCTATGCGCAGATTTTGTTGCCCAAGCCGCCGTTCCAGTCAGTGGACTTCTTTAACTATGTCGACACATCAGGAACTGTGCAGGCTTTGACGCGCGACGCCAGCTACGGAACCAATCTGCAGGCGCCCTTCTACGGGTACCAGTTGGAGGCAGGCGGAGGCATTATGCCCGCGGCTCTCACGCCGCCGTGGGCGCGGCCGTGGGCGCCGCAGCGCATGGTACCGGCAAACACTACCATCCAGTTCCGCTGCGGCTACGGCGGCCCGATCACGGTCTCTATGCAGCAAGGATCGGCGCAGCTCTCGGCATCAGGCTTTACATTTAACCCCGACGATGCTCCGGCAATCACGGGCGACACGGGCATACCTATCAGCATCCCCGGCGCCGGCGCTGCGGGCGGGGATCTGGTCACCAATGTGGCGTCGGTCGACGGATCGGGAAATGCGACGCTCGCCGCGTCAGCCGCCGCCGCCGTGACCAACGTCACTGCGTGGCTCGGTCTTCCGGTTCCCAAGTCGCTATGCCTGGCTATTCTTTTTCAGGCGCAGTTTTACAACGAAAACAGCGCGGTTGTTGATGCGGTGGAACCACGCGTCATTGACAGGCTGCGCAACTCCGGCTTTAGAAACCTGGTGAGCTGAGATGCCAAGAATTGTGCCCGGCGCGGCTTTGCAGTGGCCGCTGTTCAACCCTGCGTCTCTGCGCCACTCTATCCAGCTCACGACGCCGTCATCGAGCGTCGACAGCTTCGGCCAGCCGCTGACGAGTTGGACTGTCTACTTGTCTACGTATGCCGAGATCCGGATGCTCTCGGGCATGGAGCTTTATCAATCAGACGAATTTACCTCGGCCGCGCAGTATCGCATTCGCATACGCTGGCCGGGCGGCAGCGGAGTTTCAGTGAAGGTGGGCGATCGGGTTCTCTTCGGAACGCACGTCTACGTGATTCAGATTGTCGAGGACGAGCAGATGCGCAACATCGCCCTCAGATTGACGTGCCTTGAAGTGAACGGAGCCAGCGACCCCAACGCGACGGACTGATCGTTGCGGCCTTTCGCTCGCTTATTTTCCGCCCCTCCACTACTTGATGTTCGAGCAAAGTGAGAATCCATGATTGAACAAGGAATTGCTCAGCTCGTTGCGGCGAACGCTGCCGTGCAGGCGCTCATCGGAAACCCGGCGCGATTTTACCCGGTGCTGGTGCCCGAGGACGCTGCTTATCCCTGCGCCAGCTACCAGGTCATCAGCGACACGCCTGTTGATCTGCTAGACGGCACGCGCACGCTGCAGCCGCTGCGCATGCAGATAGACACCTGGTCAGGCGGGCCGGTCAATGCCAGCTACGGCGCCGCCAAAAACGTGCAGGCCGCCATCCGGTCGCTGCTCGAGGGCTTCAGGGGCCAGTTACCGGAGGGCACCAACGTCGCCTACATCCACGTAGCTATGGCGCGCGACCTGTATGAGCAGGACGCGCGCTGCTACCGAACCTCAACCGATTTCGTGATCTATTTCTACCCCCCCGCCGCCTAATCGTGGTCATCGGCCTCGGGTTTCTGACCCCTGACCCCTGATCCCTGAACCCTGTTTTGCGACAAAGGAGCAGAACCCATGACGCAGACCGCACAAGCAGTTCTCGGCCTCTTGGCCAAACTTTATATAGCCACCACCCAGGGGACCGCGATCACGGTGAGCGCGGGCGTTGTCACGGGTGGAACGGTGATCAGCGGCCTCACCAAAATCACGCCGCCCAAGCCAAAGTGGGCCACCGAAGACATTACCACGCTTAACAATGCCGATTCCTATCGGCGCTTCCTCAAGACGCTCATCGAAGGTGGGGAAATTCAGATCGAGGGCAACTGGGAATCGGCTGATCCCGGCCAGATCGCTCTGGCTGCAGCGTTCAATTCGGCGCCGATTGCAACCTACGGCCAGAATTTCGGGTTCCTGTTGATGCTGCAGACTGACGTCGTCGGCGGTCAGACTGTGTCTGGAGACCAATGGAGCTATCCCTCCTGCCTGGTCACCGATTTTGTTCTTGGTGAGGCGGAAGTGGACAAGCGCGTCCCCTTCTCGGCCACGCTTAAAATCAACGCCGCCCCCGTCTTCACCGCCGGCAGCTAGGCACAGTGAAGGAGTGAATGAGTGAAGGAGTGAATGGGGCCATACTTCACCCCTTCACTCTTTCACTCCTTAGTTTTCTGCTTTCCGGAGGTTTGTCATGGAAGAAACAAGTAGCGCTTCTCACTGGCCGCTCTGTGACGCCACCGGATGCGCGTCGCCGAGCGTCGGTTCAATGTGGGAGATCAGGGAAGTCCCGGCCTGGAGGCATCCCGAGGATCGTCCCAATCACCGGGCCTTTGAGAAAGTCAAACTTGTCCACTTTTGCTCAGCGCATGAGGGGGCGGCGAAAAAGCGCCCTCAAATTGGAATCACAGGTCGCCCGGCTTAAGCCATACGCCTCGCTTGCCAAACACCTCCTCCTCAAGCATCTCCTGGTGCGCTGCGCACCAGCAGGTTATGAGGCTGGGGATTGTTGCGCCGGGGTTGGTGATCGTGGCTATGTCGACAAGCTCTTGGAATCCGCCGATTGCTCGTTCGTTGCAGTCTATCAATGCGCATTTTGCCATTAGGGACGCCTTTCAGTCCGGATCGAGCCGGACGATTCGATTGGCGAGAAGGATAACCTAACCGGAGGGTATATGTCTGAAAGTGAGAAGCGGGCCATCATGGGCGCGGCGTTGCTTGAGGTCGAGGATGCCAAAGCGGCGTTGGCTCTGTTGAGGGCTAAAGCGCAAAACTGGTGCAGGCTGCACGAAAAGGTGGCCCATCTTTTGGCCAGAGCCATGCGTGATGATGCGCATCTCGAAAGCGCGGCACGGGATTCGCGGGTAGAGATCCTGGGTAACATGCCGGCCATCGCCGCCGCCATGAACCTCGATTCCATCCTCGCGCTCGATCTGGAACTTGAGAACGCCCTCCAACGGTTGAAGAAGGCTGAAACCGCCAAAAGGGAACTCGGCTTCAGCTAACCCACCGCCCCGCCGCTGCCCGCTGGCGGCTTTTCTGTTGGAGGAAGTATGGAACAAACTGCCCGAACAATCCCAGTGCTCGACTCCGCTGCGCGTGAGACCGAGTTTGTCGTCGATGGCGAGACCTACCGGCTGCGCTATAACTTCGACGCCATTGCCGGTTTTGAAGAGGGCACCGGCATCAACCCGGCGCTGGAGCCGGTTTCGCCTACAATCTACAATTTCATGTCTCTGCTTTACGCCGGGCTTCGCGCTCATCATCCGGAAGTGACCATCGAAATCGTAATGGGGTGGTTCAACGAAACAAACTCGGCCGAGCTGTGCAAAATAGCGTACGAGTCTTTCTATGGGGCCCTGCCGGAGCCAAAGAAGGACGAAGGCGGCGAAGCGCCAAACCCTCCGAGCGCCTGACCGGCGCGGCGTGGTGGCTGCATCACTGGGCGATCGCCCGCTACGATCTCGGGCTCTCTGAGGCTGATTTCCGGTGGATCACGCTCGCCCAGATGTATGCCCTCCATGAGCGTCATGCGCAGGCGCGCCAATGGGCTCAGTGGCCGTTTGGGATCCTTGCCAGCACGGTTGCCAACTACAGCATGTATGCGCCCAAAAAAGCGCTCGAACCTGCCGATTTTGGCCTTGGCCCAAGGGCCAAACGGACCTCAGGGTGCGCGGTTAGTGTCGAGGGCGCGGCTCACGATATGTGCAACGCCTTCCGCCTCGCGAATGGCAAGCCGCTATTGCCGGCGATTAAACCGGAGGCCCCGGATGTTGAATGAGATCGACATCGAGGTAGCCGGCCTTGACGAGCTGGACAAGGTTATGGCGCGGTTTCCGGCTGAGTTTAACCGGACGGCTGTCGCCGATGGCGTTGAAGCCGCGGCGGCCTTTCTGGCGGCCAAGGCGCAGCAAAAAGCGCCGCTGGTGAGTAAGAACTTCGGCAGCCGGCGCCCTGGCGAGCTGCGTGACTCAATCGGTGTTGTGATACGCAAGCTGGCGGCGGATCGGCCGGAACTTACTCGCGCCTGGGTCGGACCGATTTATGGGATCTCCGGAGCGCCGAACCCCAACCAGGATCCGGGTTACTGGGGCCAATACGTCGAATATGGCTCGGAACACAACCCGGTTCCCGAGCCTTACTTGCGCCCTGCTGCAGATGAAGGCGCATCAGAAGCGGTTGAAATCTTCGTCAGAACAGCGTCTGCGCACTTTAATGAGAACCTCGGCGGCGCAGGGATCTAGCAGTGAAAAGGGAAAGCTGAGCTGTTTCGGGTATATACTGATGCGTTTGGAGGGGTTATGGTTCGCATCGCTTTGCTTTCCTTCTGTCTCTTGGGCCTATGTCGATTGACGCCATCCCAGGAGGCTCGCAAGTATCCAATATCCACGGGGGCTGTGGCCGCGGCCAGCCAGGCCGCCGCACTCCTCACCTCTTCGGAGTATCGGGCCACATTTGCTGCGGGTTCCTCTGCGGGGGGCGGGAACCTGGAGAAGTTCAAGGAGATAATAACTCTGATTCCGTCTCAAGATAACGTGGGCGGTTTTGCCGACGGAGACTTTAGAGTTAAGGCTCTCATCCTCGTCGCAGCAGCTGTGAATGGGAGGTTCCTGACTGAAGTTTCAAAGCAGACGGTGAATCAGCCCGATCTTAGGAGAGATGCGGAATGTTTGGCACTTTTGACGAACGCGGCCAAGAATGGGAGCTTTGACGGTTGGACAACCGGATTGGATCAAGTTAGCTGTCTGCCGATCCCTCGCGATGCTGGCGAATCGGTAGTGCGCCAAGCGGTAACACAAACGATTCAGAATGTCGCTCAGGGGCTGGCTTCGGAGGGTATGACGGTGGGATCCCCTGGGGCGACGCCCTCGCATCCTCTCTCCGAAATGCTTGATCGCACTGCGGACGTTATCGGCAATGCTCCGTCGGAGTTTAAAACGCCATTCGCTGTGGTCAGGGTGGTCCCGATTGAAGGCGAATATTGCGACCTTGTTCTTGCGACATACGGAATGCTTTATTCGGTGTATGCCGAGAGGCGGGGCGGATCATGTGACCTTCTGCCGCCGCCGAATGCCCTGGTCTGGGGTCGTGTCCGGCACAGCGGCTTAGCAACCGCATTGCGCATGGCAAACGTGGCCGACCTGGCGTCTGACTATGTGGACCTCGCGCACTACAAAGGGGGGAAGATCAGGGCGGACTCTTACATCATTTCTACCGGCGAAGCAATCGGACCTGATTGGGGGAAATAAGCGCACAAAGGGTTACTAGAAAAGATTTGGTCATATGGGAACGGGGCGCACAGGGGTGCGCCCTTTCTATTTCTAGAGGGAGGGGTTATGGGAACGCGCACCGTGGGCGAAGTCAATATCAACGTTGTTGCCAACACCAGCAAAGTAGTTACAGGCTTCGAGGCTGCGCGCAAGGCCAGCCGCGAGTCCGCCAAGCAGATGAAAGCTGACATGCTTGAGGCGCGCGGCGGCGTCATGGTGTTGGGCGAGGAGATCGGTGTTCATCTTCCGCGCCATGTGCAGGCTTTCGTCGCCAAGCTGCCGGGCGTTGCTGCCGCAATGTCTGCCGCCTTTGCTCCATTGGCTGTTATCGCCATCGCAGCCGCCATCTTTGAGGCCGGAAAAAAAGCTTTTGAGTACGGTGAAAAGATGAAAGATGCCGCGAAAAAACATGCCGAGGCCGCGCGTTCTCTCACAGATTCGCTGGCTAAAGCTAACCTTCAGCAACAAGTCGAGAATGACAAGCTCGACGAGAAGATCGCTAAGCTCGAGCATAAGCCTGGCAATGCGCTTCAGACTGCGCTCGATGAAGCGCGACTGTCAGCATTCAACCTTGCAGAGCAGCTCCAAAAAACAATTGATAAAGAGCGTGAACTCCTCGATGCATCGAATGCCAACATTTTGCAGAGACTGTTTGGCGCTGCTAGTAATGAGTCGGTAAAGCGCGGCTTGGATGCTTATCAGCAGAGGCTCCATGATGAAGACGAGAGACATAGAAATGAACTTGCATCGAATGGCTGGTCTGTTGAGGATTCGTTGCGTGGCCGAAAGCTCTCGCCGCAGGATGAGCAAATCGAACATGAGCGGCGCAACGCTCGAATTACGGAGGACTACTACAACCAACTGACATCAGAGATCGGGAGACGGCAGCGATATCAGGAGCTGCGCGGAAACTTCCGGAAGACTGGGATGACCGATGAGTTTTTCCAACTCGAAAGTGAGTTTCGAAAGACTGGTTCGGCTGGTAATCAAAACGTGATTATCCCTGCTCTTCAGCAGTTGCAGGCGAACATTGGCACGCTTGGTTGGGGGCAGTTCGGCATCGCGGATCACGACGCTAAGTCGCAGCAAGAGGCGAGGTTGCAAACGGACGCAAATGCTGCGGAAGAGGCCAGGAGGGTGGCCCGCAAACGGCTCGAGGATTTCGAGACCGCTTTCCGTCAGCAGAAAACGATGCATGGCATGTCGAACCAGGAAGAGGTTAATTTCTGGCAATCGAAACTTGACGTCTTTAAGGTTGGGACATCTGAGTACCTGTCTGTGCTGGATAAATATTCCGCGGCGCTCCAGGAGAGATACCACGCGGAAGATGTCAGCGACAAAGCAACTGAAGAGAGCATCACGCGCGCCTTCCATCTTCGCGCCGAAGCGCAAAAGGAGCAGATGCGCCAAGCTGAAGTAAACCTGGGGCGCGGCGAGGCTTCCAAGCTTACGCCATCGATCGGCGCCGAGAATGCCGCCGAAGTCGATTCGATGATGGCGCGGGAAGCGGAGCGCACCGGCCAAATGAGAAAGGGAACCGCAGCTATCATCGAGCAGCGGGCCGCCGTAGCTAAGCTGGCGCGTGAGTTGCAGGGCGCCAAGGATAAGCAGGACCAGATTGCCAAAGAAGGCGCTGCTCACTGGACTGCTGAGGGTAACCCAGAGACAGCCGCGAACGCGGTCCTCGCCGTTCAGGGCAAGCTGACCGTCGCGCAGCTTCAGCTCGGATTCCTTCAGCAGCAGCAGACGATCCAGGCCAAGCTCGGCGAGACGTTCTCAATTTGGATCCAGGGTGCGACTGATGTGGGCGCCGCGACGCATAGAATGTTCGACCAGACGATGAGCTCGTTTAACGATGCGGTGATGAAGAAGCTTACCGAGCGGGATTCGCGGGGCGCGTGGAAGGATATGGGCAAGCAGATCTTTAGCGGGGTCACGCGCAGCACGCTGGAGATGGGCGAGGGATCGCTGATGAAGGCCGTCGGCCTCGATAAACTGGGCCTCACGCACGGGAAGCTGGGCAGCAAAGGCAACCCAATGTGGATCAAGTCTGCGGACGCTGCGCAGAGATCGTTGTTTGGCAGCGGTTCGGGCGACGGCGGTGAATCGAGCAGTAGTTTGGGGGGCGCCGGCGGCTTTCTTGGCAGCATGTTTTCGATTGCCAAGTTTGCCGGGTTCATGGCGGATGGCGGGCTGATGAACCCCGGGGGATTCTATCTGACTGGTGAGCGCGGTCCGGAACTGCTGCAGGTGGGCGCTACGAGCCGCATCAGCAACGCGCGGGATACGGCCAGGGCGTTCAGCGGTAACAGTGAAGTGCATCACCATCACGAGTACCACATTGACGCGCGTGGCGCGTCTGACGCGGCGGCGGTGCGCGTACAGATCATGCGCGGGATTCAGGAAGCTGCGCCGCATTTGATTGCCGCCGGCGTGCAGGCGCATTACGACGTTGCAGCGCGCAAGCCCGGCATGCGCAGCTAACCACCCCATAATTTACGGATTCGCCGCGAGGCGAAAGGCGCGGAACAAATCTCCGCCGCGCCTGAGGCCCGGCGCGTTTACGGGGCGCGCCGGGCTGTAACCTGCGCCGTTCACTTCTTCACTCTTTCATTCATTCACTCTTTCACTGCGTTGTTGAGCGGAGCGAAACATGCAAACCATCACCATCGGCTCCAACAGCTACGGGCTGGTTGCACTGCCCACTACGCCTGCGCCCAAGCAGCTGAGCATCAGCATGCAGGATGCGGTGGCGGTTGTGAGCTCGCCGTATGTTCCGGGACAGTTCCAGACGCAGCGGTGGCCGGGGGCTGACGCCTGGTCAGCGGAGATTTCGCTGCCCAGTATGACGCGCAGCCAGGCCGCGGCGTGGCGCGGCTTTCTGGCCGAGCTGCGCGGCATGTTGAATGTCTTTCAGATTGGCGACGCGCTTTGCACTGCGCCGCAGGGCGTGGCGACGTGCCCTAACTCCGTTCCGAACCCCTTGTATAACCCGGCGTTCGAGCTGGGGAATACGGGCTGGCAGCTGGGAACGGGCTGGGCGATTGCGCCGGGCATGAGTTACCAGGGTTCGTGGTCGGCGGCATGCGCGGGGGCGACGGGCGCCACGACGAAGCTCTTCAGTAACTCGCAGATTGCGTGTTCCGCGGGACAGATGGTTACGGCGCAGTGCATGATCAACACCGCGCAGGCGGTGGGCGGATCGTGCGGGGTGTGCATTAACTGGTACGGTCCTGGGGCGGTGTATTTGAGCACCGTGACCGCACCGGGAATAGCGGCCGGATCGGGAGGGTGGAATCTTTCCAGCCTGGCAGCCAGCGCGCCCGCCACAACCACGTTTTACGTAGTGAGTGCCCAGGTTTACAACCAAACGGCTGGAACGACTTACGTTGATAACTTCTTCACAGCGCTTGCGCCTTATGTGATTGGCACCAGCAGTCTGGCGATGGGCGGCCTGCTTTACACGGCGGGATGGACGCCAAGCACGGCGGGGCAGCTGCTGCCGGGCGATTATATCCAGCTGGGCTACCGGCTTTACCAGGTCTGCGAGCAGGTAAACAGCGATGTGAACGGGTGGGCCACCATCTCAGTTTGGCCCAGTCTGCGCGAGGCTCCGGCGGCGGGGACGGCGCTGCTGCTGAATAACACGCAGGGATTGTTTCGGCTGGCCTCGCCTGACCGCGCCGTGCATTTGGATGATCGGCAGCTTGCGCAAATCAGCTTCAAATGCATCGAGGTGCGGTGAGGCGGATGAATAAGTGACCAGGTGAACGAAAGCTTCACCTGGTCACTTATTCACTTTTTCACCCTTTCACTTTCTCGCCCGTTCACTTGTTTTTCCAGAGGGAAAATCCATGCCACGCAACATCAGCTCTCCCATGCTGGCGTCACTTACCAGCAATGCCATCATTCCTGCCTTTCTAGCTTCAATCCGGTTCAAGAGCGAGGCCGTGTATGTGTGGACGGGCGTCGGCAACTTGGTTTACGGGGGCAATACGTACCTGGGCGTGGGCAGTTTTGGCAAGCTGGGACGCATTACCGAGGGCACCGACGTGCAGGCGTACGGGACCAGCATCAGCCTGAGCGGCATCGATCCGACGCTGCTGAGCGAGTGCCTGACCGACATTCAAGTGGGCGCGCCAGTGACCATTCTCTTCGCTCTGCTTAGTTCAACGGGCGCCGTGCTGGGGACGCCGTATCCGGTATTCTCCGGCATCGTGGACAAGCCCGTGATCTCACCGGGCATCTCGGAGATCACCATTTCACTGGCGCTGGAAAGCCGCATGGCCAACCACGGCCGCGCCAGCAATCGCCGGTATACCGCGGCGGACCAGAACCTCTACTACCCGGGCGACACGGCGTTCAACTGGGTGGAGAGTTTGAATGACCAGGCGCTTCTCTGGTCAGCATAGCGGCAGCTTTTTCACTCTTTCACTTCTTCACTTTTTCACAGGAGTTGCGCATGCAACGACTCGAGCACTGGGCCACCCGCGCCTATCACGAATTCCTTTTGTCGCGCGCCCATACGGCGTTTGAGTGGGGCGTGCACGATTGCGCCCTGTTTGCAGCCGACGGGGTACTCGCCATGACCGGGGTTGATATTGCCGCGGATTTCCGTGGCAAGTATAGCGACGAGGCCGGCGCCATGGACGCCATCAAGAGCGTTTGCAATGGCGCGACCGTAGCCGATGCGGCGGCATGGTGCGCTGCCAAACACGCGCTGCCGGAGTGGGAATATCCGCTGATGGCGCAGCGCGGCGATCTGTGCGTGCTGGAGGAGTCGGGAAGGCTGATCGCCGGGCTAATCCATTTGAGCGGACGGCATATTGTTTGCGCCGGAGAAAACGGGCTGATGCGGTTGCCGGTTACCGATGTTGTGAGGGCTTGGCATGTCTAAGGCTATTGTGGGTGTAGCAATGTTGGCCGGCGCCGCCGCAATGGCGTTTTTGCCGGGCATGGACGCAATAGCATTTGCGATCGGGCCGCAGCTATTTTTGAGCCTGATGATGGGCCTGTCTGCTGGCGGCGTATCGATGGAAGCGGCGGCCGTTGCAAATGCGCTTACCTCGAACCGGGGCATGAACATCACCACGCGCATGGCGGCCGGAGCCCGGCAAATCGTCTATGGCATGCAGCGCATCGGCGGCGTGCCGATCTATGAATCCACAGTCAGCCTGGGTGGGTCGGGGCTGCCACTCTACAACTACGTCATCTGCCTGGCAACGCATTCGATTGACGGCATTGTGAATCTGTATCTGGATGGGCGCCAGGTCTTCTTTTCGCAAACGGCATCCGCCTCGGGATTCCATGCCAACGTGGGATGCGGATCGGTGACCACGCCGCCGACGGCTACGGCCACCATCTCCGGCGGCGTCATCACGGCCATTACGGCCACTGGAGGCAGCGGCTTCGCAAACGTGAAACCGATGGACGGCTACCGCGTGCGCATCACTGGCGGCGGCGGCAGCGGGGCTCAGGCCTGGGCGTATAACTCCGGGACGCCGACAGCGCCGGTGTGGACGGTGACGATGGCCCACGGCGGCACGGGTTATACCTCGCAGCCCGCGATCGACATCCAGGGCGCCTACACGTTCGGCGGCATTGCCGCGGCCGACCAGCAGGACCCATCGCAGCCGGGCTACGGATCGGGATACGGCATCGGGCCCGGCGGCCCTCACTACAATTTTTCCGGCAAGGTCTACTGTGAGGCGCGCTTCGGGGACCAGCTGCCGGGCGACGTGATGCAAAGCCTGCTCGACTACGATCCAGCGTGGGCCGGCAGCGGCGCAAATGCGGTGGCCGTAGCGCAAGTTACGGGCATGGGCGGACCAATCACGTCGATCCAGGTGACGAACGGCGGCAGCGGTTATACCACCGCCCCCGCCGTCACCTTCTCCGGAGGCGGCGGCACAGGGGCTGTCGCGGTGGCCACCGTGAGCGGAGGGCGCGTCACCTCGATCACGTTGACCAACGGCGGATCGGGATACTTTACCGCTCCCACGGTGAACATTGCGGCGTCGCCTGTGGTGGGCGGCCCGTGGGTGGGCGGCTGCGCGTATATCTACCTCAACGTGGGCTATGACTCGGTAAACTTTCCCTCAGCGCCGGAGATCCGCCTCACCATCACCGGCAAGAACAACATCGCCGATCCGCGCACGGGCAAGACCGGCTACAGCTCGAACTGGGCGCTGGTAACAGCCGACGCCGTCACCGATCCGGTGTGGGGGCTGGGTGACCAGGTGAACCAGGCGCAGTTGATTGCCGCGGCCAACGTCTGCGACGAGCAGTTGGCATGCGCGGCCGGCGTCGAATCGCAGTTTGCGCTGCACATCCATTACGACACGTCGACCCCGCCCGGCGACGCCATCAACATGATGCTGCCGGCGGCGGCGGGGCGCATCAGCTACATTGGCGGGGAGCATTATCTGTGGCCCGCGTACTGGCAGGGACCGAGCTTTAGCTTTGACGACTCGGCGCTGCTGGGCGCGCCGCAGTGGGAGCCGTACCGAAGCTTCAAGGATTTGTTTAACTGCGTCAACGGAACCTACATTGCACCTAACTACCCGTATAACTGCGCAGGCAACCTGTATGACAGCAACGGCTGGTATTACGGGACCGATGACAACGTGTGGCCCTTTGCCTGGCAGCCAACCAATTTTCCGCAATATGCCATGGATGCGCTGCACGGCTATGGGTCAAACCTGTATCTGGCGGCCGACGGCGGCATTGTGCTGCCCAAGGAAATTGCGCATCACGGCGTCATCTCTATTTCGCAAGCGCAGCGCGTGGCCAAGATCATGCTGCTGCGCAACCGGCAGCAAGGCTCGGGCAGTTTCCCGATGAGACTGGGCGCCTGGCAGATGCAGCCGACAGACGTGATGACCTTCAGCTTTCCGGCCATGGGCTGGCTGAACAAGAATCTGGAAATGGAGAGATTGGACTTTGTTTGCGAGCCGCAGAAAAATGAGCAGGGTGACGACGCGGCGCCGGCGATCTCGATTGTGGCCAGCGTGATCGAGACTGACCCCACGGTGTATGAATGGTCGGCTTATGAGGAGCTGAGTCCCTACGACGTGGCTGCCGTACCAAGCAGTATCAGCGCCACGCCCGCCGCGCCCACCGCGCTCTGGCTGGCGGACGACGCGGCCACCGCGCTGATTCTGTCCAATGGAGCGAGCGTCAACCGTGTGCTGGCCACTTGGGACGCGCCGGTCGATGCGCGTATCACGGTGCGCGGTTCCATCCAGGTGCAGTACTGCTTTTTCGATAACACCGGCGTCGTCACGCCAATTCGGCCCACCAGGCCGCCGGCCATTGTGTGTGCAGGCGTGAGTTATTATCCGACGAACTGGGTTGAGCTGGCCATGGTGTCTGGGGCTGCGACCTTTGTGTATATCGACAATCCTGGGACGTATTCGTGGATCGCGGTGCGCATCCGTTCGGTTATGGCCAACGGAACCACCTCGGCGTGGCTTAACGATGAGGAATTCCTGGGCTTGCAGCTAGGCAGCTCGCCTCCGCATCCCATTGGCAAACCGCGCCCCTTGTTGACCATCGGTGGCACCGCGGGACCCATCTTCACCTTCAATGACAGCGGCGCGACGTTGGATACGCTGGAACCCAGCGAGGCGGGCTCCGATAAAACGCTCAACCATGTGACAAGCGTCTTCGCCTCATCGAGCGCGAGATGTGATACGGGAACGTCGGGCGCAGCCATCCAAATAACGGGACTATCGTTCAATGTCACCGTCAAGTCGAGCGCTGAGGTCTACAACTTCTACGGCACGTTGCTTATCGATCAATATCTAGGCACCGCGGGCGATCCCGTTGAGGTCTCGGTCTATGTGGACGGAGTGCCAAAACAGGGCGTGCCGCTGTGGCCCGGAGTGAAGAATCAGGCCGTGAGTCTTTCCCCGGTTTTTACGATAACGGGGCTCACCGGCAGCGCGGGCGGCACCGCGCACACGATCACATTTTGGATGCAGGCGGCCAGCGGTGATGCGTTTTATCTGAATTACACCTCATCGGGGGTGGGCGTGGTATCCGGATTCTTGATGCAGAAAATTGATTAGGAGATTCCTTCTTCCGGAACTTCTCTTAGCGCTCACTCTCACAAATAATTTGCCTCAGCCAATGCAAGGAGTCTCCATGCGCAAGCTTTTCTGTTTGATCGTCGCGATCGCGACGCTCTTGGTATCTGCCAAGCCCGTCGCCGCGCAGTCGCAGTACGCGCTGATCACCGCCGCCAATATCGCTGACCTGAGCGGCAATAAACTCGCCAAGGGGACCATCACCTTCACGCCCCTCTATTCAGCGTTTGTGTCGGCAGCTCCGCATTTGGCCGGCGGCGGCCGTGGCCTGCCATCGCCGATTACCTGCCAGATCGTGGGCGGCGCGACTGTGGGGACCTGCAAACTGGCCGACGTGACGCAGGCCAACCCCTCGGGATTTTGCTATGCGGACGTGGTGCACGACAGCAATAGCGGAAACTCCTGGGCGCTCGATACGTGCGTGCAGCCAGCCTATAACGCCAGCTGGTGCACGGTGACTGGCGGAGTGACCACATGCAGCCTCGATAACTATGTGCCGCCGGGAACGCCGGGGGCTTTGGTTGTGGCTGGGCCGAATCTTCTTAACACATCCACGTCGACGCCGTTGACCGGGCTGCTGATGGGCAACGGAACAAACGTGGCGGTGGCGCAAGCGGGCGTCAATTACCAGGCTCCGCTGGGCTATGTGCCGCTCAATCCTGCCAATGAGCTGGCCGATGTGCCCAGCCCGTCTGCGGCGCTCACTAATTTGGGCGCGGCCGCGCAGACCAGCCTGGCCGCAGAGATCACGCGCGCCGAAACGGCTGAACTTTCCAATGCAACGGCGCTCTCTGGCTCTGCAAATGACGCCACGGCGCGTTCATCGGCCGCGGCGGCGCAAACCACGGCCAACACCGCCTCCACAAACGCCTCGAGCGCGCTCTCGGGCTCAGCCGATGACGCAACGGCCAGGGCGTCGGCTGCGGCCGCGCAAGCCGCCATCCCTGCCGCATCGAGTGCTGCGCCCGCAATGGATGGCACGGCGGCCGCCGGAGTCAGCACTGCCTATGCGCGCGCCGATCACGTACACCCCACTGACGCCAGTCGAGTCAGCGTCGCTGTCCCACCGTTGCTTCAATATCTTGGCAACGGCGCTGATGGTTCTTGCATTGTCGGTACGATGTGCAACGGTTCGAGCGCATCCACTCTGACGCTGACTGGAGACTTCAACTGGACCGCCCTAACGGTGCCGTTCGGCACGACGCTGAATGTGGCGAGTGCTAGTTACGCTGTTGGCCTCACTGGTCACGTTTTAGGAGCGTGCAACATTTCAGGGCTGATTGAGGCGGGCACGCTGGGAACAGCATCCTCCAGCCAGACAGGTTTCTACGGCGGATCGTCGGGAGGTCCAGGCGGAGGCACATCAGCAGCAACAGCCGGAGCTACGAGTTATACGGTCGCTGCACACTCGGGCAACGGAAACAATTGGCCGAGTTACACGGGCGGCGCTGCTGGCGCGGCAAATGGTGGCAACGGTAGCAATGGTATATCTGGCAGTTGCGGAAATGGTCAATGTTCGTACCAGAGTATTCAACGCGCTGCGTTGATGAGTGGCGGCGGTCAGGATTTTCAATGGTTCACCGGAGCCTATGGTCCTCAAGGGGCTAACTCCGGTGGACTGGGCGGCACCGGTGCAAACCATGTCGCGTTGATTTGCGGCAGCATTACATATGATGGGACGCACGTCGGCACGATAGATTCCAGCGGAGGTTATGGCGCTCCGTCGGCTGCAAACAGTACCGGCGCGGGACCGGGCGGCGGTGGCGGCGTAGTTATCCTTTCTTCTCAAGCCCCCGTAACTCAGTGGCCCAATGTCTATGTTGCCGGTGGTCCAGGCGGGCTCAACACAGTGCCTGATGTGGTGGCAGTTGGTGGTAGCTGCACATCGCCACCCAAGGCCACACTCGGCGTTTCAAGCGGCGCCTTCAGCGGCACCTGCACGGTGGTCCAAGCGGGCGCGGGATGCGGAACAGGGGCTGGCATCACCTGGGACTTTCTGGGCGGCGGCGGCACGGCCGGAACAGCAGTGATGAATCCCACATGGAGCAGCGGCGCATTGGCGTCATGCACCGTCACGCCGGGAACCAGCAGCGGCTATTCGGCCGCTACGACATACACTCTTTCAGGCAACGGCGGCGACGGCCTTTACGGCTGGTATGCCGAATTCCAAAACTGGTAAGGGGGACGCATGGCAGACACATACTCTTTAACTTCAAATCCTGACGGAAGCGCGTTGCTGCATGTCGATTTTGATACAACCGGCATTCAATGCCTTCCCAGCCTGGCTGTCAACGACACTGACTTTCCACTGCCCGCGCAGACCGATGGCAATGGCAACATCGTCCCTTGGACGGTGGAAACGGCGCAAGCGGCTCAGGCTGCGCAGATCGCGGCATCGCGCGCGGCGTTTCTGGCCGCCGCGCCAAGCTGGACCGGCCCCACACCCCCGCCGCCTCCCAGCGATTAGGCAACCCCCATGACAGCATTCGATCTGATTGACTCGATTTTTGCGCGGCCGGCGTCGCGGGGGATGGATGCCAATATCCGCCGTCTGACGCCCGAGCAGCTGGGGTATTTGCGTGGGCTGATCGAGCGCGATGCGGAGAGCGCAGCGGTGCGGCCGGGCGCGCCGGGCTCGCTTGTGTGGATGCCCAAGGGGCGGCACAAATATGTCATCACCGAAGACGCGCGCGGCGGCAAACATACCCTGGCGCGGCTGAGCAGTATAGAGGCTGGGCGGTCGGGACGGCTGTTCTAGCGCGCCAGCGCTGCGTGTTTCTCTGCGAAGAACGCATCGCTCTCGATCGGCTCGCTGAAGGCTTCCGCGACAGGTCCGGCGGCAAACTCGCTGCCGCAATCCAGGCAAAGAAGGGTACGCCTTTTACTCGAGTAAGTGGTGACATCAGCCCACCGGTGGGTGGCATGGAGGGCGAGGCTGGCGGATTCTTCCGCGGTTCTTGGCTCAGTCGCGATCATGGGATCATGTTACACCGGACGCGCGCGGCGGCAAACATACTCTCGCGCGGCTGAGCAGTATAGAGGCCGGGGGATTGGGACGGCTTTTCTAGCGCGCCGGCATGTTAGCCCGATTTGCGGTGGTGAGTCGCGACGGCTGTTGCGCTCCGCGGCGGCCGCAGAGCCTGCGGCTTTTTGGCTTCCAGGGTCATCACGGCGGCGTATTTCACCTGGCGGCGATGGTGGCTGTAGTACTCGAGCATTTTGCGGCCGACGTGGCCGGCGATGGCGATCACCGTCTCTGGATTGACGCCGTTTTCCAGCATCGAAGTGATGCACTGATGGCGCAGATCGTGGGGTTTGAGGTTAACGAAGCCGGTAGCCGCGCGCAGCTTGGACCAGCTCTTGCGCAGGAAAAAGCGCGAGGCCGGACGCGCGGGGTCGTAGAGGTTGCGTTTGATCCGGAAGGGGAACAGGTAGTGGTCTGGATCGGTCGCGCCCAAGCGCAGCGCGCGCTTGAAGCATTGCGCAACGGCCCAGCGGGCCAGGGTGTTGAGGGCGAGCTTGCGCGGCCGCGAATCATTCTTGACGGCGTCCTCGGGGATATAGATCTCCGAGTCTTCCTGGCCGCGCAGAAAGATGTGCTTCAGCCTCAGTCCGCGCAGCTCCATGCCGCTGGCGGTGGTGTTGTTGGTAATGGCGGCCACCCAGTAAGCCAGCGCGGCCTCTGGATGCTTGGGTAGCTCGCGGAAGAATCGTTCTTCCTGGTCGATGGTGAGCACCTCGCGCGGGCTCCAGCGCCGCACCGGCAGTGCCGAGTAATAGGGCTTGATGCGGTGCCAGAGCGCGGCGAATTTCATCATCTTTCCGAGGGTGGCGATCTCGTGATTGATGTAGGAGTTGGAGACGGGCTCATCCCAGGGATGAGTTTCCGCGCCCTCGATGCGCAGCACGTTGCGGCTGCGCGCGATCTGATAGGAGCGCACCTGGCCTGGCGTGATGTCGCAAAGGCGCATGCGGCCGAAGAATCTGCCCATCGCGTTCAGGTATCCGAGCGTGGCTTCGTGGGTGCGCTGGCGCAGCCCCGCCTGCTGGCGGCGCAGCAGACACCAGGCAGCTTTGGCTTCGTCGAAGGGCATGGCTGCGAGTTCGGCGCCGGTCAGTTGTACGGCCTTATTGGCCTGGCGGCAGGCGGGGCACTCGAAATGGTCGCGGGTATGATCGAGTTTGAGGTCGAGCGAAAATGGATTAATGAACCCAGGAACAAGCGCAAGCTTTCCCATAGTTGCTTCTTCCGGGCCGTCGACTAGGCTGTCGAAATCGAGCTCGAAGCCGTCCTTTAGTTGATTTGGTAGGTCGATCATGCGCGTTGAACCTCGCTTTCAGGGGTGATGCCTGTCACCGAAAAGATGGCCGATTGCGGTCGATCGAACGTGCATCAGGCATGCTTAGATGCCTAAAGTATGTCTAAGAGATGTGTATTCAGGCCGATAAGCTTTCTATTATGGCGCTGAGAAAGTATTACGTCGGTTTGAACACCCCTCTGGAGAAGACGCTGAAAAAGCTGGAGGTGAAGCTGGGCCTGGACAGGAGCAATACCATCCGCTATTGCATTTCCAGAGTGGCGGAATGGGAGAACATCAGCGGGGACCGCAGCAAGAAAACGGGAGCCGGGGCGGAAACGGAATCAAGACAGTAAACAGGGCCTTTGCGTAGATTCCGGGGTAATCGTCCAATTACAGACCAGATTTCCACCGTGCCCATCGAAGCACTGTGACGGCTGTCACAGGATGCTGAAAAATATAAGGTAAATTGGGGAAGCTTTCACAAAGCACAATTGAAGAGAGATTCTGCGCTGGGAATTTAGGGCACCGGCTGAAAACGGTTAGAGCACGCGCTTAGAAGGCCGGTGCTACAAATTCTTGCAGGTATTGGCTATGGCTATCGACAAGAGGATTGACTTGATACCAATTGGAGAGATGCGCTAACACCGGCAATCATGCGTGCCGTGTGCGGTCTGCGCATGATTGAATGAGAAACAACGCCCCGGCATGAATGAACTTCATGCCGGGGCTGAATGATTGC